ATAAAAATTATTAAACCGACCTCATAATTTGCCATTTAAAGCTATTAAAAAAAGGTAGCTATATAAAACTACCTTTAATAATAGAAACTCTTAAAATTAACCTTTTGCTAGATTAGAGTGTATCTCTTTTCTTTTACTCTCAAACTCAGCTTTTGTCAATTCTTTTGGATTGACTTTTGTCTTAAAGTAATGTTCTGTGTCATATACTGACTGAGTAAATGTTTTTCCATAACTGGCTAACATTAAAGATTTTTCTAAATTTAATTCTAATCCAAAGTTATCTTCAAAATACCAAGTTATTGGCTTTTCTTTTCCAAAAATTGTTTTCTCAGCTAACATAAAAGTTACATTTGAAGCTAATAATGTTATATCTTTGTCTCTACATTTTTGTCTGTGTTCTTTTCCATCTACTTTGTAATCAAATCCGTACGCCAAAGCCTCTGCTTTTAGATTGTCAATTAAAGCACAATAATCATCATACTCTTTTTGATTATCCAATATCCATAGTGATTTTTCTTTGTCCCAATACATATATTTTTGATTTCCAACAGGTTTAGGTATTACTATTAATTTCTTATCTTTTATTATTTCCCCATCTTCTAATTGCACAGGTATATTTGATCTTACCTTTTCTTCTTTTGTCATCTCTCTTAACACATCATCTTTAAAGATTGGATATTGATATGTAATATCTGTAATTATCATATCTTGAGTATAACCATTGAAGTATGATAGAGGCGATTTTAATACATCTTCTAAACTTTCTGCATACACAGAAAATACCAATTTTTCTTTTTTGTAAAAGTTTATTGTTTTCATTTTTTCTCCTTTCAAAAAAATAATTTAGGTAGCTTGTTCCAACTACAAGCAGATTTTAAAATGTGTATAGATTGGAAAATCTAATTACAATTAAGCAAACTGGTGATTGCAATGTTGTCTATTCTGATTGTTTAATTGGATTAGAATCCTGGTCTAATATTTTGTTAAGAAATAAGCCTTTGCAAGATAATTCAGTAATGGGGACTTTAATAACATTTAACATTGGTAGGAAAGCACAATTTTATATATCAGCAATAGGAGTATACACAAGAATTAACCAGTCTGCACAAGATGAAACAACTTGGACTGCTTGGGTTAAATTAAGTTAATTTTTTCCATTGGGTAAAAGCAGAATTAGCACCAGTTATAGCTCTATAAAAAATAAGACCTTTGAAACTGTATAAAATTTGTTGGCAATAAGCACCATTTTCTAAGGCAAAAACAAGCAAATAAAAGGCTCTTCCTTCATTATGATTTAATTCTGTTGGGATATTTATAATATTATTGGACCAGCCTGAGGAAGTATAAAACCCTGGCTCTATAATGTTATTCAAATCTACATTATTAATTTGTGCTAAGCTTAGCTTTGTTTTTTCCTCTTTAGTTGTAAATAAGTTTTCCAATCTATCTAAAAGACTGTTATTATCAAGTGGTACAAAATTAGCAACATTAGCAGATACATCACTATTTTGATTTAAGCACTTGTACATTTTTCTAGTGTTTCTGTCATAATAGATATAATTTACATCTTTTACTCCAGCGTCTTGTATATCCCCACCATACCCAACACATCCAAAAATTCTAGCCAACATCATTCCCTCTAATGCTTTCCCTTCTTCTGTTCCAAACTGCACAATTCCTTTTTTTTCTCTTGTTGCTCCATTTTTAATTTCTGTAACAGCATTGTTTAATTTCTCTGTTTCTTTATCTATCAACTCTGCATTGTGGTTAAAATTTTCTATATTGTAATACTCATTTCCTTGCGGTTTCATTAATCTTAAATATTTAGTATATTCTGCCATTTCTATCTCCTTTCATCGTAAATTGCTTGATGTGTTTTATTTTTTAATTCATCATTTTTTAGATTGCTCATTTCTATATGCCTATGATATTTTCCAACAACAGCACTATCTTCATAAAGTCTTGTGTCATAAATTTCTTTATGATTCTTTGCTTTTAAAAAACTATGCAATAAATAAGCTACTTGATTATGTGTGTTATACCTAAATTCAATACTAAAATTCAAATGCGCAGGTTTGTTAATATGTATAAAGTTTTTAAAGTTGTCTAAATTAGATGGTATTCCGACTACTGATGTAAATTTTATTATAAAAGAATAATCATTGTAATTCTCAATAACTTCAATTTCTCCATTTGTGAATATTTTGGCTTGTTCCTTTAAAACTTGTGGAGTAAAGATATTTTTTGATAGTAAAGTATAAATAATTCTGTCTTTTCTGTCTTGTAAGCTCCATCCATTCTTATAATCTAATTCCATAAATCTTTCATAATTTGCTACTTGCTGTTCATTAAAAAAAGCTATAAATAATAGCTCCTTGTATTTTTGTATATCATTTTTAGCATATTCACAGATTAAATCTAGTGTTCTAATTAAATCTTTTTGTAAACTGTTTCTAGCTATTTTAGATACTTTTTTTATTAATCTATCACTCATTTATAACCACTGTCCCAACTATCAATATCTCATCTTCTGCTATTTCTAAGTTAGAATTAGAATTGTTTACTTTTACAAAGTCATCATTTATTCCCTCTATTTCTAAAATAGCTTTCTCTAAACGATTGATTGATAATATAGATTTATTAGCTTTTTCAAAGGTAGCGCTTCCAGTTTTTATAACTGCTTTTAAAAGAGATTCTATTTTTTCTTTTACATCAGATATGGAAAAGCCTGTTTTTAATATAACTTGTATACTCACATTTATATTTTTAGCAGTAAAGCTATTCACTGTAACATCAGCTCCAACAGGTCTACCATCATCTCTCTGTATTCTTTCTCTTACTTTTTGAATTAAACTTGAGTCTGCAATGTCATTATTATAATTAGCAACTAGAACTTTAACAGTTCCATTTCCATTCCAAAGAGGTTTTACTAATACCTTTCCAACTCCATCAACCTGTTTAGCCCACTGCTCGTAGTCATAAATATTTCCACTATGAGCAGGTCTTGTAGCTTTTTCCTTAGCCCTTGCAACTAATATAGAATTAGGTTCTTTATCATAACCATTTGTAATCTCTTTTTCATTTATAACACTGTAAATATTGGTATTTTGAATTTCAAAAGTTGCAATTTCTCCTATTGCGGCATTCCCTACTTTTCCTTCAGACAAACATTCTATTTCTATTTCTGCAACTCCTGATGGGCTTAAATATTCTTTTCTTAAAGATTTGTACTTTATCCCATCTCTGTTTAGAAATATTGTATTTTCATCTATTATAGAGTTTGCTTTTCCAGTTACTTTTACAGTACCTTTTGCCTTAGTTCCTAATCTCCTTTTTACTCCAAACATTAAGGCATGTTTATTAACATATTCATCTTCTGTTGCAGTATCTATAAAAGTTTGCTTTTCCCAAAACTCTAATTCTCTGTATACTTCTTCTGCAGTAATTCCAAATGTTGCAGCAATATCAAAATTAAAAGTACCTTCCATTTTTGAGAGTGGGTTTTTTAAGTTATCTAAGAAATTATTTCTTAACTCAATTTTATCTTTCACATTACACCTCCATTTCTAGCTCTCCATACACAGTTTTAACATTAAAGGTTATTTGTGGAACATATTCATCTTCATTAGAAATATCAAAATTATAGCATTCTAAAATATATGGATTTACTAATAAAGTATCTCTTATTTGATTTATCATTAATGCATCTTTAACTGTTTTATGATAGATAGTTCCTATATTAGTTTCTAATTCACTTCCGTATTTATCACTATGCACATCAGTATATCTAAATCTTTCAGTCTTTAATGCCTTAAATATCCATACTTTTAAAGCATCATTTTTCTCTAAAACTTTAATATCATTTTCATCTTTTATATATTCTCCAGTTTTAAAATCTATAGCGTATTCTTTAAAAATTGGCATTTCTTCAACTTCTGTATCTGTTTTTTCAAGAAAAATATTAAAATCTTTTTCCACATCACACCCCCTTTATTGCACCACTTGGCATTTTAACTATCTTTGTTACAACTACGTAATGCACTCCCAAAACAAGAACTAACACTTCATCTCCTTTTTGGAGTGTATCCTCAAACCAAATATCTTTGTGAGATTTGTAAGTACCACTGCCCTCATATTCCCCACTTCCTTTTAACTTTGGTATATTATGTCCTGCTGTATCAGATGTAGTGTTGTCATAATCATAGTTAGATACATCTATTTTTATTTCATCTATAACTCCATCTATCGTATAATCTCTATGATAGTGAGGTAATAAGTAATTACTGCAGTAAATTTGTTCAGATGGAATTATCTGACCATCAAATTCAATAGTTAATTTTGGGGGCGGAGTGACTACAGATGCCTTTATGATAGATGTTCCTTTTGTAGCTTGTCCTATCATTTCATTTATCATAATTCCTAAATCACTCATTTTTTATCCCACCCTTCTGGAAATAACTCATCTATTTTGTCTTTCTTCTTTGATTTTTTACCTTTTTTCTTTTTGTTTTTCTTAGCTTTTTCTTTATTTTCAAATTGGGCCTTATCCATAACATTTTCAAAAGCTAACTCAACATTGCAAAAGTAAGTTTCTCCCTCAAAGATATGAGTATCAGATTTAACTAAGAAACTACCAACTAGCCCAGTGTGTGGCTCTTGTATTCCAATGTTATAGCCTGCTTGTATTAAGATATTTCCTAAACAATATATCCTTGCACTCTTTTCTACACTCTTTAGCATATCCTTAGCATTTCCTATATTATCTACATCTTTTTCATATTCCATAACTTGTTGGAATAATCCAAATTTCTTTTTATCTTCTGCATTTTCTAGTTTATTAAGTATTTGCTGTTTCTCTTTTTCTACTTTATAGATAACAATTTGATTTATCATATTTTCTATGCTTTCTTCGTATGAAGACGTAGAAATATTGTCAGCACTTGTCAAGAGAACATCTGTATAAGTGCCTTGTTCAACTATATCTATTGCTTGGTCATTACTTACAATAGAATAAATCTTTTTATTTTTTCTATGCTGGATAGTGTATGCATTCAATATAATTTCGTATCCACTTCTATCAATAGCGGGATAAGTACAAGTAACTTCATCTTTTGGAATTTTGCCTATTTTTAAATTAAGTTCTCCACATATTTCCTTTAATATTTCTGATGGCTTTTTCTTAAAAAAGTTCTTAACAAAGTTATTTTTGTTCAGATAAATAGAATTGTCATATGCATAAAAACTTTTTAATTCAGTTTCACCTTTCCTGGAATGTTGGAAAACTTTACCATAAAACAATTTTTCATTTTCATAAGAAAATACAATTTCATCTCCAATATTGGTTATGATATCTCCTAGATACTCAACTTCTAATTTCCTTGCAGTTCCGTGAATTGCTCCACTCCAAATAACTCTAGTAAATATATTTTTATATTCTTTTCCATTTACATAAATTTTTAATTTTTCCATATATTTACCTCTCTAATAGTCCTCTTGCTACATCAGATAAGGTTTTATTTTTCTTTATTTCCACAAGAGTTATTTCCACATCTATATCTCCTGTTCTTTCAGTAACAGAAAAATACAAAGTTTGGATATAGCATTTAAAGAAAATGTTAAATTCTGGAATAATTAAAGTTAATTTTTCCTTATCATTTTTTAACTTTTTTAATGTTTCCATAGAGTTAGTAGGAGCAGTAGATAAAACAAAATTAAAAAAAGGAGATTTCATACTTGGTAAAAAAGTAGAAAAACTAATTTTTTCGGCTTTTCTATTTCCAATTAATGTTTTTTCTCCTAAATCAATTATTTTTATAGTTTGTAAATCCTGGTCACTCTCTATCCTTAAATCTAATGGTGGAACTACAAAGAAAAAAGGAGTATTGGTGCTATCTTTTACCAGGATAAATGTTGGTCTCATAACATCATCTCCTTATTTGGTTATTTGAACAAAATTTCTTAATTCTGCAATTATTTTTTGCTTAGACATTTCTGCTGTTTTTTCTATATCGGCTTCATTTTTTATTACAACTCCTCCCATATTAACATTTACTTGAGGAGAGAAAGTAGTCGATATTGGAGATACGGGGGTTTTAAGTCCTAATTTATCACTAACTTTTTCTAAATCTGTCTTTTCTTTATTTTGGCTTATATTTATTGTTCCAAGTGGTCTATTTAAAGAATTAACAGTTTTATTTTTTTGAATTGTTTGCTCTTTTGATAATTCTTCTGGAGTTAATTTAGCAATTCTTCTTCTTTCTCTAAAATCTTCTTCTGTTTCTTTCATCAACTGTTCTATTCCTTT